CTAGCACTTATCGTGTGCTCGAGGGCAAATTTACATTTGATGGACAGGTGACAATCTGATGGCAACCACAATTACTGTTGTTGAAGAAGATGTCGTTATTCAGGTAGCGACATCTGGCCTGCAGGGTGGTCAGGGTCCAAAAGGTGACACTGGAACTACTGGTGCAACAGGCAATGGAATTTCTAGCATTGCACGTACGTCTGGTACGGGTGCTGCAGGAACTACAGACACTTACACAATCACTTATACGTCAGGTGCAACGACAACATTCAATGTTGTAAATGGTGCTAATGGCACTGCCGGCCGTGGTATTTCGAGCATTACCCGGACTTCTGGTGATGGTTCTGCTGGTACTACTGACACGTACACAATCACTTATACATCAGGTTCGCCATCAACATTCACTGTTGTTAATGGTGCTAATGGCACGAATGGCACTAATGGTGCTGTAGGCCCTGCAGGTAAAGCAGCAATGCCAGTCACAAAGGTTGCTAGTGCTGACTGGATTGCTTTGCAATACACCGATGCTACTGCAGCAGCTCGAACTCAGGGCCGTGAATATTGCCAGCCAATCTCATTTCCGTACGACATTTCTATCGATCGCATTTCTATCTACATCATCACTGCTGGTAGTGCTACTGCGGCCGTACGTCTAGGAATTAGAGCAGATAACAATGGCCGTCCGGGCACCATATTGCAGGATTGTGGAGCAATATCCACTGCTGCGGTTGGCTTTGCTACTGGCACAGTGTCACAAACATTGACTGCAGGTGTGACTTATTGGCTTTGTGCTATGCCTACGGGTGCATTTGGTGCAACAGGTTTTGTGGGTGCTTCACCTCGCTATCCGGGCCAGTGGCTTCCTGGCACTTGTGGTTCAACAACACAAACACGTCAAGCAATTATTGGTTACTACCAAGATGTGACATCTGGGTCAACATCAACAACAGCACTTCCAACATCATTCACACGTGCGGGTGACCTCACTATCAATGCTGGTGATGGCTATTCATGGTCCGTTAGGACTGTTTAATGGCCTGCCGTTCAGGTTGTCCTACACAGGACTGTGATTCTTATGCTGACTGCTGTAAATCTATAGCAATTGACAGGACCTCACTCAAGGTCAAGTAGTCGAACAAATGTTCTATCCTGATGCTAATATAAACGTGTGGGAATACTTAACGCAATGAGGCTTAAAGCCGTTGATGTTGTAGAGAAGTATGTGCCGACCGTCACAGCTGCAGTCCTGCCATACACCCCACCAAATTATGGTTCTATTGGTATCCCGTTTGGCACTAATGGCTCAATCTTTGTATCTCGTGAGTCTGCCATGTCAGTTCCTGCAGTTGCTCGAGCACGCAACATTCTGTGTGGAACAATTGGCACAATTCCGCTGTGCGAATATAACAGCCAAGACCAAAAAATAACGGTTCGTAAGGTTGTTGAACAGCCAGACCCAGCAGTTACACGATCAGTAACATATACGTGGCTCGCTGAGGACATTTTGTTTTATGGTGTGGGCTATCTACAAGTATTGGATGTTTCACCAGCTGATGGGCGTCCATACAAGATGCGCCGGGTCAATCCAACCCGAGTAATTTATAACCTCAACCAAGACCGTTCACTTATTACTTCATACAGTCTCGATGGTAATCCACTGCCTAATGATGGTGTCGGCTCACTAATTGTGTTCCAAGGCTGGGATGAGGGTGTGCTATCTCGTGCAGGCCGTACCATCCAGACTGCTATTGAGTTGGAATCTGCAGCATATCGGATGGCATCAGAGCCAATTCCACAGATGGTGCTAAACAATGAGGGCATGAACCTCGATGGGGATTCCGTTGCTAAACTGTTGGCCTCATTTAAGCAGGCTCGTCGTGACCGTAGCACTGCCTACACTGAGGGACCAATAAAGATTCAGACTTTAGGTTTTGACTCGGCACAGATGCAACTGGTCGAAGCACGATCACATGCAGCTAGTGAAATTGCACGCCTCATGGGCATACCGGCATGGTATCTAAATGCAGAATCAGCATCAAGCACATACAGCAACGTAAGTGCAGAACGTCGTTCACTAGTTGATTTTGGTTTACGGCCACTTATGTCAGTTATTGAGGACCGTCTCAGCATGGATGATGTCACACCTCGAGGCCAATATGTCGAGTTTGACCTTGATGACTTCTTGCGTGGCAACCCAGCAGAACAGTCAGACATTGCTGTGAAACTTGCAGGAGCAGGCATTATCACCAATGATGAAGCCCGAGAAATGGTGGACTATGCACCAACTACACCTTTAACACCGGGAGCACCAAGTAATGCATCAGCCTGAATTAATCGTAAGGTTTAGCAGCCAAATCACGGCAGCATCCCAAGAGGGACGCACAATCACGGGTCAGATTGTGCCGTTTGGTGAAATTGGTGCCACGTCTGTAGGCCCAGTCATTTTTGAAAAGGGTTCACTTAATGTGGATGCCTCAGCTGTAAAATTGCTATTGCAGCATGATGGTACCCGTCCAATTGGCCGTATGGAATCATTTCAAGTTACAGACTCAGGTATCAACGCCACATTCAAGGTTGCACAGACTAGTGCAGGCACAGACAGCCTAGTTGAAGCCTCACAGGGGCTCCGTGACGGACTTTCAGTAGGTGCCAGTATTACAGACAGCATCCAAAAGAAAGATGGTCTGCATGTCTTGTCAGCACAACTAATTGAAGTTTCGCTGGTCACTGACCCAGCGTTTGACTCTGCAAGGGTCGCACAGGTAGCAGCATCCGCTGATACTGAATCAGAATCAATCGAGGAGATTGACATGTCCGAAAACATCGAAGCCCCAGTGGCTGAGGTCGTGGAGGAAGTTGCAACTGTCGAGGCTACTCGAACGGTTCACGCATCCACACCAGTATTTACTACTTCACCAAGATCACCAATTACCACTGCAGGTTCACTACTTGAGCACACCATCCTGGCTGCGCAGGGTAATGCTGAGTCTGCACAGTATGTTTCAGCTGCTAATGACAGCAGTACTACAAACACTGGCCTAACTTTGCCAACACATGCTGCAGAGTTCATTTCAAGCACGTTCGGTGGACGTCCAGCCATTGATGCAGTCTCAAAGGGAACTTTGCCATCTAGCGGTCTTTCATTCACTATTCCTGTACTTGGTACCGCACCAACTGCTGCAGCATCCAATGAAGCCGCCACAGTCAGCAATACCGGTATGACAAGCACATATCAGACTGTGACTATCAAGAAGTATGCATCGCAGAACACTGTAAGTTTTGAACTTTTGGACCGTTCAAACCCAGCGTTCTACGATGAGCTAGTAATGCAGATGGGCCGTGCATACGCAAAGGCAACAGATACTGCAGTTATCGCAGCATTCACTGCATCTGGTACACAGGCAGCAAGTGTTGCTGCAACCTATGCAGGCCTACAGTCATTCATTTCCAATGAAGCTGGAAGCGCATTCCAGTCTTGCAGCGACTACGCCACAAACTTGGTTGCATCAACAGACCAGTGGTCAGCCATCATGGGCTACGCAGATGGCAATGGTCGTCCGCTATACATTGCAGGTAATCCACAAAACAGTGCAGGCTCAACAAGTGTCAATTCACTTCTCGGCTCAGTACTTGGAACCAACCTCTATGTGGATCCAAACATTGCCACCACTGGCATCGTTGATGAGTCAGCATTCTTGGTAGTACCAAGTGCTGTAACTGTTTATGAATCACCAGTTACACGTTTGCAGGTCAATGTCATTGGTACTGGCGAAGTCCAGATTGGCATGTACGGATACATGGGCATTGCAGTCAAGAAGGGTGCTGGCGTTCGTCGCTTCAACCTCACTTAGTCAAACTTAGTTTGGGTTGGGGCCCGAATTCACACCACTTGGGCCCCGCCCATACTTTTTAAGGAGCCATCATGGGATACATCACCATCACAGAGCTAAAGACGGCTTTGGGTATCGGTGACCTATACCCTGATGCCCAACTTGATGACATCATCCAGACGGCAGAATCAGTTCTGGAACCATTTCTAGAGACCCATGCTGTCGGTGTGACTAATGCCGTGTTGAATGACTATCGAGTTGTATTCAGTACAGTTCGTAGGCACTCATTTGCCATTGGTCAAAGTGTTGTTGTTACAGGCACTGACTATGACGGCACATATGCAGTCCTCGATACAACAACCTATACATTTACAGTAGCCAAATATGTTGCAGATGTTGTTGCACACTCATACATCCCTATGGGTAAAGCATCACTATCTGCAGCTGCAACCTACGACAATGTCGTGGCAGTCCGTACTGCAGCAATGATGATTGCCGTGGATGTGTTCAACTCTTGGACTGTGCCAGGTGGACAGGCTCAGGGCATCGACTTCCAGCCCGGACCATACCTCATGGGCCGTAGCATCCTGACCCGTGTAACTGGTCTTATCTCACGGTACCGTGACGTGGAGTCCATGATCGGATGAGTATCACAGATGCACGAAAACAGTTAGCCTCAGACCTCGAGGGCAAGGGCTACATTGTGTTTGCACAGCCAAAAGAAAACATGCCAGTGCCTTGCATTGTTTTGGTGCCCGGTCAGCCATATGTCGAATTTCCTACGCTATCCATCAACCGCTTGGACTTGTCTTTCAAATGCACATTGATGGTGGCCATGCTTGACAACGAAGCATCCATTGCAAATCTCGAAACACTCATGTCAAAGTTTTTGGACGCACTGCCTGCAGGCGTTCAGATTGGCTCATTCACCCAGCCCGGCCTAGTGCAAAACGGCCCAGTTGATTGCTTGAGCACAGATATCACACTCACAATCACCACCACAAAGGAGTAGGGCCATGGCTCTCATTTACGCACAAGGTCATGACCTTACCCTGACCATCAACTCAATTGATTACAAAGACGTAGCAGCATCAGCCCAGCTGACTGTTGAAAATGACCAGCAAGTTATTGAGGTCCTGTCAGGTCGTGCCTACAAGACAGTATCTAAGTCAGCAACACTCGATGTTGAGTTGTACCAAGACTGGAACAGCACATCATCAGGCACCACATCTAACAGCATCTGCAAGGCTCTATGGAACCTTGCCAACACCGCACCAGACACAGCAATTACTGCAGTGCTCAAGTGTGGCAGTACTACTGGTACCACGACTGTGTACACAATGTCTGTGTTCCCAGTGTTCCCACCACTTGGTGGAGCTGCTAATGACGTCCTCACCACATCAGTGTCATTTGTTGTCGATGATGGAACAGTAACCGCTACAACCGTGTAGCAGAAATGAGTCACGGATGAAAATCCAAATCACTTACACACATGCTGGGGTCGCTGGCATAGTAACAACTTTGCCAGCAGACTTCATCAGGTGGGAACGTCACACTAAACAAAAGTTCAGTGATCTATGGCAAGGCGATGACATGCGCATCGGTCTTGAGGACCTTGCCGTGCTCACATGGGCTGCCCTAGTTCGAGCAGGCACAAATGTACCTTTTGAAATTTGGCTCGACAATTTAGACAGCATTGATGATTTCAGTGATGGTGACACAAACCCCACCCAGCCGGAAGCCTCAACCGACAGCGACTCATCTTTGCTGTAAGTGGGGTTATCCGGCTTGACTGGGATGAGCTCGACTGGCAAGACATAGCAACACTAAACGAATTATTTAAGGAGCGTAGCGATGGGTAACAAGCCCAGCATTTATGTTGAGTCTGACTCATACTATGCATTGCTACGTGCCCTTAAAGGATTACCTAAAGAAGCCAACGATGAATTGCGCACAATGGCCAAGCAGATTGCTACAGATATTGTTAAGCCATCTGTGGAGCGTGCCATACGTACTCATGCTGGACCTTATGCCACAAAATTAGCAAAAGATGTAAGGGTTTCACGTGATCGTGTCCCTAAAGTCGCCATCGGTTCAAGGCGTAAACGGTTCTCGGGTGGAGCCTCAGGTGTGCAGATTCGTTATGGAACCATCGTGGGACCTTATCGCACCGGCGCACAGGGTCAGCGAGCAAACAAAATTCAAGAATGGGCACATTTAGTTCGTCCAGGGTGGCCTGATGTTGCAGCTCGGGATTACACCCCATCAGCGTTTGATGCTTGGGATAAAGCAGTTGAGTCCATTGTTACGAAATGGAATCGGGGTTAATCATGGCAACTAATGGTTTGGGTCGTTCGCTTTATGTAGGTCTTAAGGCAGATACTAAAGGCTTTGGCAAGTCGTTAAGTAATGCTGAAAAGAATTTGAAGCGTTTCAAGACTGGTGTCAAAGTTCTTGGTACTGCTGTCGCTGCATCCTTTGCTGCGATGGGTGCAGCTGCATTGTTGTTTGGTAAGTCTGCTATCACTGCTGCGCTCGACGACCAGAAATCACAAGTCCTGCTAGCAAAAACAATCAAGAACAATGCTAAGAACCGTAATGGACTTATCAAAGACTCTGAAAAAACTATAAGTGCACTCGAGTCGCAGTACAACATTGTGGACGACAAGTTGCGTCCAGCATTTGCCAAACTTGTCACCACCACAAAGTCAGTCAGTAAGTCACAAAAACTTATTCGTACAGCAATCGATGTAAGTGCTATTAGTGGCAAGTCACTTGACTCAGTAGTGACTGCAATTTCCAAAAGTTATTTAGGATCAAACACAGCCCTCGGCAAGTTGGGTTTGGGCATCGACAAAACCAAACTCAAAACTATGAAATTTGATGATGTAATGAAAACCCTCACTAAGACAACTGGTGGTGGTGGTAAAGCAGCTGCAGGAACTTATCAAGGTGCTGTGGATGGTCTGAGCATTGCGTGGGGCAACTTCCAAGAATCCGTGGGATACAAAATTCTGCCAAAATTACAAAGTTTGCTCAGCTACATTAAAAAAGATGTAATACCCTTTCTTGGCGAAGTTAAAAAAGGTTTTGAAGGTGTAGGGAATAAGAATTCGGCAGCAGTTCGTTTTGGAGAAGCAATAAGGAGAATGGTCACGGCCCTTACTGGGCTGTTTAGTCAATTTGGTGGCGACAAGATTAATAAAAAAGCATCTAGCCTGGAACAATTGGCGGACGCTTTCACCAAGATTGCTGATGGCATTACAAGTGTCACTACTTCCATATCTGGCATGGTGAACATGTCGAACTGGGATCGATTCAAATGGTTTGTGGGTAAAGCAGCATTGTTGTCACCCATTGTTACAATTGGAAAAGCAGCCGTTAATAAAGTTAACGGTAGAGCAACAGGCGGGCCTGTGAATCGCAACACGCCTTACGTGGTAGGTGAAAATGGTCCAGAGATTTTTGTTCCCAGTGGCTCCGGTGCGATACGCACTAACCGCCAATCAATGGGAAGCGGCACCACTGTCATTAACCTAAATGGAATTGTTGATGCAGAATCAGCAAGACGAAGCATTGAAAGACTTTTACAAACTTCAAGTTTGCGCACAGGAAATGTTGTTATTAATAAGAAAGTTTGGTCAGCATGACCACATACAGTCCAACATTTAGTTTGTTTACAGCTGCACAAAACTTGGATGATTGGGCTGAAGTTGAGAGCATCAACATTTATGGCGGCCGTCAGGATGTGTTTGTTCAGCCAACACCTCGAGTGCTCACGGCTCAAGTAACCAACTGGGGCACTGGGTCCAGTTATGTCCCACCAACAATTGGTGAAATTATCAAATGTACAGAAACAGTTCTAGGTGTAACACTTTTTTACGGCATCATTACGGACATTTCATTCTTCTATGGCAACTATGCCAATGGCAATGGGATACCGACCTACACCATCACGGCAGTAGCGCACTCAGCCACCATTGACTGGAATACAGTCACGCCAGCAACTTATGCTGTGGGTCCTGCAGGTGAACAGATACTCAGCATGCTGAACAACTGGCAGATGACAAACTTAGGTTCAGTCACCTACAACTCGACCACAATTCCACAAACTGGTGGAGCCACAATTGGATCACTAACTACCGTAGCGACCGACAACCTTGGCGACATCATCCGATACACGGCAGATAGTGCTGGGGGCGTCTTTTATGAAAAAGCAGATGGCACTATCTACTATGACCGCCGAGTGGACCGGGCAAACCGTAGCGCAATCACGCTCACAAATGATGACATCATGTCCGACATTACGTTTACCAAATCCATCACAGCCATTGGCAACGATTGCAGTGTTCAATGGGTTAGTGGAACACGCACAGCTAGTGACTCTACTTCCGTAGGAAAGTTTGGCAAGCGTGCAGGAACACGGGACACACGCCTACAAAATACTAGTGATGCCTTGACGCTCGCACAGACCTATATTTCAGCATTCAAGTCACCAGTTTGGCGTCCCAGTACAGTCACACTAAGCCTGCACAATCCAAACATGACCAACACCATACGATCACAAATAGCACAAGTATTTTGTGGTACCAAGGTCACCATTCCGATACCGTCCGATATTGGCTCCGGCACAGATACATATTTTGTCGAAAATTTCACACTACAAACAGGTAAAAATACGTTTGATGTGTCACTAGGTCTATGTCCGACAGCCGACAGCATCTAAAGAACAGGAAACAGCATGACAATACACAAACCAACCAGATACCCAGTAATCACTTGCGCCTATGGGGTCAAGGGTCATGGATGGGCTGCAGGGCACCACACGGGGACCGACTTCCAAGGCCAATTTGGGGACCCAGTCTTCGCAGTAGCTGGGGGCGAAATTATTCACTCAGGCAGAATGCACGGCTGGGGCCTTGCGTATGGTGTGCACGTAATCATTGAATCCGAGGGTGTAGTGCAGGGCAAACTACAGACACTTTATGCACACCTCGCACACGTAAATGTTGATGTAGTAGGTAAAGGGAAAGTCAAGGCTGGCGACATCATTGGCTACATCGGAGCGAGTGGCAATGCACCTACAGGACCACACCTGCACCTCGAGATGCGAGTGAGCCCATTTCTGTACGATAACAAAACTATTGACCCAGAATCAGTGCTTAAACTGGCTAAGCCAGCACTACCAATAAAGAAAGTAGGTTCGAAAAAGACATGACATACGACACCATGAATCAAGTCACAGCAGCAGCTGGAAGCCTGTTGCGTATCTTTTGTGTTACGTTTATTGGAGCCATCCTGACCGCAGGAAACTACTCAGAGACATCATTGAAAGCGGCTCTGTATGCCGGAGCAGGGTCTGTGCTCATGGTGACTTACAACTGGCTCAACTCGAGCGATACAAGATACGGTATTGGTTATGTCCCAAGGTGAACCGACATTAACCGAAATTATGCGACGCTTGGACGAACTGTCACAGGACGTCAAGGACATACCAATCAGGGTACAAGAGGAATTTGTAAGGCGAGAAACATACACGGCCGAACGCCGCCATTTGGACGATCGTGTGAGCCGTCTTGAGTCTAGGTCTGAATGGATTGTCCGCACAGTCGGTGCACTTGTCATCGGTCTTATTGTCGGAGCGTCAAGCATCTTTTGATAACAGTCATAGTCCCTATCATGGAGACATGGACAAAGAATCAGAACCTACCCCAGTATCCGAGATGCTTCACCATGTCCAGCAAGAAATCTTTCCAGAGGGAGCCATTTGCACAGCTTGGGTGCTTTCCACAGAGTGGATGAATGTAAATGGAGAATGGTTCACATACACTCTGACAGACCAGTCAGCACCCGTTTGGCGACATCTGGGCATACTTAGCAAGTCGACCATGGAACTTGATTTAGTTATGGCTGATGACACGCCTGACCTTGATTAACTTGACACGTTGCCGATTAGGCGTAAAGTGATGCATGTGAGCACCCCCGTTCACCCGAGAAAGGCAAAGACATGAGAAACGAAACATTACATCTAGACATTCTTAGAGAAATGTCAGATAAGCCCCAGCACGAATTAGTCACCATTATTGGTGTACTACTGGGCCGAGCACAACTCAACACCACTGAAACATTCCAATTGCTATCAGCTCGACGTATCCTCAAGGACCGTCTAGAAAACTTGGATGGCGTAGTCAAGTCAGAAGTATTGGCAGACAAGGTTGTATCAGCATGATGCGCCTATCCAACATCACAGGCTGGACCCTAGCCAC